TCATCCATCGATCACGATCCTCCTGAAAGGCCCGGGCCCGAACCGGGCCGACACCTGCGCCACATCCAACTGGTAACTGCCGCTCACACCATCCGCCGACCTGGCGGCAGCCGAATACGAATGGGACGGCGCCGAAACACTGACCTCGCGCACCACCGAACCCCCTTCGATGACCCGCACAAGGTAGCTCTCGCTCTCCTCGCCCAGCGGCACCTCCGTCGACTGCCAGCTGTCGCCATCCACCCGCGTCCGCCGCACCCAGCTCACGACATCATTCCCGGATCCGTCACGCACCCACCGCAAATGCACCGGCGCATAGGGCCGCAGCCCGATCCCGTCGAATGCCTCCACCACATGCGTGTAGGACGGATGGTCATACCCGCGCCGCGCCGGCCCGATGCGGTAATGCCGCGCCAGTCCTCGCTTCGACAGCGCCAGGTCGATCTGTTGCGCCGATCCGTTCAGCAGCACGTAAATGCTGCCCGCAGGCCAGCTCGCCGGCATGACCCCGTCGGTGCCCGCCTGCCCGCGCAACCGCGATGACAGCTCGTAGGTACGCTCATCCACCAATTCGGCATCGGCGAACTGGAACACCTCCCAGTTCCCCGGCGTCCCGTCCCCGATCGCCGCCACGTTCGCGCCGTTCAGAACCTCCGCCAGGCTTGCCGAAGCCAGCACCCCCGATACCAGCTTCACTCGCAGCGCCGCCGAGCGGTCGAGCACACCCGGCTCTGCCGCCGCCATCACCGTCTCGGTCGTCCCGATCACCGCAGCCGAAGACAGCACCCGGTTCAGCTCGTATCCCTCGTCGGCCGAAGAGTCGTAGACCGCGACTGACCCCGGCCAGGGACGCGCCGCCGCCGCCACGTAGGGCGCATGCGGCACCTCATCCCCACGTAGGAGCGGCAGGTCCAGGAACAACGGATAAACCGGCACCGGAGCCACGTAAGGCCGCGCCCGCGGCCCCAGTTCCACCGCATCGGACGGTGTGTAGAGCTTCGGCTCCACCCGCACCGCCTCGATCATCTGAAACTCCGCCAGTTCGACCCGGTCGATGCGATAAGACGCGGCCTCCCCCGGCAGAGACACAACGTCGCCCGCACCCAAAGACATCTGCGACAGCGGCAGAGCGAAAGCTGCTGTATCCCGCGCAACCCGCGCCTCGGCAAGCCAGCGCTCAACGATCCCGCGCGCCTCCGTCCGAGTCAGAACCAGCGGCAGCTCGGACCCCGCCACGCTCTGCGTCGCCTCATCAGGATGCACCGCCTCTTCCGCCCGCGTTTCGTAATCCGCGCCTTCCTCGATGAACGACAATCGCAACCGCCCCGAGGTCTCCGCCCCCGGCGCCCGCACCAGCGCCAGATCGGTCTCTGCCTCGGGCGACACAGCCAGCCCTTCCGCAGCAACCGCCGCCACCGCCCGCCCGTCCCGGCAGCGGAAGATCAGCTTGCCTTCCCGCTCCAGCGCGTCGAACGCATAGGCCAGCATCAGAGGCTGCAACGCCGCCCGCCCGGTCTCGGCATCCCCGGCATAACCGCGCACCAGCCCGTAGAGCTTCTCGACGTCGTAATCCGTGACCCCGGCGGCCAGACACACCTCCGCCACCAGCCCCGCCAGCGACCGCGCCGACGCCCGCCCGTTCAGCCAATGACCGCGCAGGTAATTCTCCCCGTCGCTCCACAATTCATCCCGCGCCGGGAAAGACGGGTAAGGCCGCGTGTCCCAGGCCCAGACATGCGCGCGCGACATGTCGACCATCCGCTGGCCGTAAACCGACGACACAGGATTGTTTGCCACAGACGCGTAATACGATGTCATCGCGCGCAGGTACTGCATTTGGACAAAGTCGTCCCGCCGGCCGCTCGAATGATACGGCAAGGAGGATTCCGACGACTTCGGATCGAGGAACTTGTTCGGCTGATTGGTCCCGTACTCGACCGCGCCGCAGCCGTACTCGGTGAAGTAGATCGGTTTGCTCTCAGGCACCCAAACCGTAGGCGAGCCCTGCCGCACGCCCCCGATCCGCTCGTGATGCGCATTGGTCCACCAGTTGCGCAGATCCTTGTACCGGAACACCCACGGCTCGCCATGAGCCCCGTCGGTGATCGGCGTCCGCACCTGGTACTCCCGCGCCGCGCCGTCGGAATAGTACCAGTCGTACCCTTCCCCGCCTTCAATATTCCCTGTCAGGTAATCGAGGTTGTAGACTGATCCCCACCCAGCATCCGCATGCGCGTCCCCGTCGCGCCAGTCGGACAGTGGCATGTAATTGTCGATCCCGACGAAATCGATATCGGCATCCGCCCACAGCGGATCGAGGTTGAAGTAAACATCACCCGACCCGTCCTGAGGATGATACCCGAAATACTCCGACCAGTCCGCCGCATAGCCGATCTTGCAACCGGCCCCCAGGATCGAGCGCACCTCACCAGCCAGCACACGCAGCGCCGCCACCGCCGGAAAGCCGCTCGCCCCCCGGATCTGCGTCAGCCCGCGCATCTCGGATCCGATGCAGAACGCATCCACCCCACCCGCAACCGCACAGAGGTTCGCGTAATGCAGGATGAACCGCCGGAACGACCATTCCGCCGGACCCGAATAATCCACTCCATCGGCGGTCTGCGAGTAATCTCCCGTCGCCGCCGACCCGAAGAAGGCCGCCACCTGAGCGTCCGCCACCGCGCTCTGATCCGGGCTCCCCGGCTCCCCCGGCGCCACGGACAACGTGATCCGCCCCCGCCAGGGAAATTCAGGCTGATCCGCATCCCCGGTCCACGGATCGGTCAGCCCGTTCTCAGCCTGCTGCGTCATCAGGATGAACGGATAGAACACCACGTCCTGCCCCGCAGCCTTGCACGCCTGAATCGCCTCGATCACCGAGCGATCCGTCGGCGTTCCGCCATAAAGCGGCCGGTCCTCCGCGCCCTTCGGCACATCCGTGGCACCCGACCGGCCAAGCCCGGAGACCACCCACGGCATCCCCGCCCCGTCCTGCAGCTTCTGCTCCACCTTTGGCTTGATCTCGCACGCCCCGCAGCGCAGATCGTCGCCGAACCACGACACCACAAGCGAGACCGAGCCGCAGTTCGGCAGTTCAGCCTTCAGCCCGTCCAGCGACACCAGCAGATCCGGCTTCCCGACCGGCGAATTCACATTTGCCGACCGGTTCTCGCCCGGACCGATCTCGAAATGCACCGGCGTCGTCGCGAGCGCGTATTCCCCGGTCCCCGGGATCAGCGCCACCGCCTTCACCGCACGCGACGGATCATCCACCACCCCCGGCAACCCCGACGGCGCCGGACGGAACACCTCGAAACTGAATTGCGGCACACGGTTGCCGAACGGCCCCAGCTCCAGATCCTCGATCACCACATAGGCGGTCCCGCGATACGCGGGCGCCATCCCGGCGCCCTCCACCGCCTCGATCTTCGGATCGGGCAGCTGATCCTCAGCCCCATGATAGACCCGCAGCGAGATCTCATCCGCGGCCAGCTCCCGCCCGTCCGCCCAGATCCGCCCCACGCCTGAGATCTCGCCACGACACAGCGCCACGGCGAGACTCACGCTGTAGGAATACTCCGTCACCTTCGGCTTCGGCGGCCCGCCCTTGCCGCCGCCAGAGGTCGTCGCCGTCTCCAGGAACTCCGTCGCCCAGATCACCTGCCCCGACACGCGACCCCGGCCGTGCATCTGCGCCACCAGGGCGCCTTCACTCGCCCCGCTCAGCCGAAACCGGTCCACCTTGCCGTGCTCGACCGGATCCGACCCCTGCCCCAGCAGCTTCTGGTCGATCACCCGGCCAATCGTCGCGCCGATGGCGCGCCCGATCACGGCAGAGGACAGGCCCAGCACGCTGCCGCCAACGGCCTGTCCGGCCGCGAAGCCCACGGCCGACAGAACTATCGTCGCCATACCCTAGCCCCTTTCCGGAAACCGAAACCGCGCCACGATCCGCCGCCGCCACGGCGCGGACAGCGGGCTTTCCATCACCGCATGCCCCGAATAGGCATGCACGAAGGTCGGCGCCGCCCCTACGTCTCCCTGAATTCCCAGGTGCTTGGCCACCCCGCCGTCCCGCATCCGGAAAAGCAGCACGTCGCCCGAGGCTTCCGCGCCTGGCGCCTCCGCCAGATGCCGCATAGCCGCCGCCCACAGCCGCTCCACCCTGCCCGCCTCGGACCAGTCCTGCGTATAGGCCGGCACCATCTCCGGCTCGGTCGCATACAGCACCCGCCAGACCCCGCGCACCAGCCCGAGGCAGTCCGCCCCGAACCCGCGCGCCGACGCCTGATGCACGTAGGGCGTCCCGATCCACCCACGCGCCTCCGCCAGCGCCGCCTCACCCACGCCGCTCATCGCTGCCGGCTCCCGCCGTCGCTGGGCCGCGCCGAACTCGGATAGGCCATCAGCCAGTCCTCACCCGGAATATGCGGAAACCCCCGGAAATTGACGAAGTTCGCGAACTTGTCCCGGCACGTCGCCGCCCGCTTGTCGCACCCGGCTTCGATCCGCACGGTGTCGCCAAGCGAAACCTCGGCCCCGAGACTCTCCCAGATCTCCACCATCCGGTCCGAGGTCCGCCGCCGGTCGTTCTTCACGACCGCCACCAGACCCTCCGCCGAGCCATCCAATACCGTGAACCGCCCCTTCTCGAACCACCGGTCCGCGAAGGTCCCCAGCGATGTGAAGGTGAACCGCTTCCGGTCCTCCACGCTCTCCACCGCCACCTCGGCAAAGAACCCGCTCGCCCCGGTGTCGAACCCGCACTCCGCATCCCCCAGCACCGCCGCGCAGGGCGTCTGGTACACCCGTCCCATCGGCTGGTTCAGCGCCTCCGCCAGCCCCCGCAGCTCCGCCTGAAACGCGCCACCGCCCCGCTTCACCTCGCCGATGGACCCGCGGAACAATACGACCCGCTGCGCCACGTCCCGCCAGTTCACCAGCCAGGCAGTCACCTCGGCCCCATCGAACCGCCCCGCCAGGATATCCGCCTCCGACAGCGAGGCATCGCTCAGCACACCCACCGCCTCGGTATTGTCGACCGCAAGCCCGGTGCCCGACTGGATCGCCGCCGCCGTCATCCCGCTGTCCGGCACAAAGGTCGTCCCGCCAAAGGCCAGCCCCTCGTCGTGATCCGTGAACCCGAACGACACGCCATCCCCGCGCACCACCGACCAGCAGCGGCACACCGTCGTGACGCCGGTTTCCAGATGCGCCTTCAGATCTTCGGGAAACGCCATCAGACCCGCACCTCGACGACCGGCACATCCGGCATCTCGCCCGCGTTGAACGAGGCAACCGATACCTGCACCCGGTCGGTATCGAACCGCACCGGCACGTCGAACTCGAACCCTGCCGTCACCACCGCATCCAGCGCCGGCGCCGATACAAAGGTGATCACCCCCGTGGCGTCATTCACGGAATAATTGCCCGGCGCCGCCTGCAGCACGCCGTTCAGTCCAACCAGCACCGTCCCCGCCACCGGCTTTTTCACCGGCCGCGCATAACTCTGCGCCCCCGAGGCATAGACCTTCTGAAGCTGGAACGCCGTGGTCACTCCGTCGCCGACGCCGATCTCTTGATCCTCATACCCCGGTGCCGAGGAATGCGGGCAGGACTTGTAATCCGACCAGTCCTTCCACCGGAACCCGTAAAGCTGCCCCTGCCGTGCCTCGAAAAACGCGATCAGCGTCTCGACATCGTCCATCGAGCGCATCGCAACGCCCGCATCATAGCGCCGCCGCGCATGCGCCCAGGGCGTGTTGCGCTCCTCGAATCCGTTCGCCAGCGTCACGATCTCCGTGCGCCGCTCCGGCCCGCCGACAGAGCCGAAGCTCAGCGACGCCGGGAACCGTACCTCGTGAAACTGCATCGCGCCCTCCTCAGCGATTGCGCTGGCCGCGCGCCAGCACCCGGCCCATCTGCGCCGCGATCTGGGACTGGCTGCGCCGGAAGCTCTCGGCATCCGGCGTCTGGATGTTCATGACAACGCTGACGGGTCGCCCGCCCGCGTCGCTCCGCACACCCAGACGCCCGTCGGCTCCGCGCGCCAGCGGCAGGATCGCCTCCGGCCCCGCTTCGCCCATCAGCCCCATGCCGCCGCGCATCGGAAAAGACACCGGCCCCGACACCACGCCACCATTTGCGAACGGCACCACGCGCCCCTGGGTAAAGGCGCCGCCCTTCTCGAACAGCGACCCGCCCTGAACGATGCTCTCCACGCCCCGCGCCAGCATACCGCCGAAATGAGACGTCACCGGCCGGATCGCTGCGCTGTACGCGGCATCTACCATCGACTGCGCCACGCCCCGCAGCGCGTCCGACAGCTTCATGCCGTCAAAGATCAGGCCGTCGAACGCATTGCGCAGCCCACGGCTGATCCCGCCCGACAGCACCCGCACCTCGCGACCCGTATCGGCGATGGTCGATCCCATCGACCGCAATTCGCCGTCGAATGCCGCGGCCACCGCCGCCGCCCCTCCCAGAGACCGCTCCAGCGCGTCGATCTGGTCTTCCAGCGCGTCAATCTCGTCCATCCGTCCCTCCATTCGCATCCGGATAGGCCGCGGCCAGCTCCTCCAGCCGGTCCCGCGTCAGCGGCGCCGTCCCTTCACCACCGCCCAGAAGCAGCACCAGCTCCGCCGGGGTCAGCGCCCAGAACTCGCCCGGCCTCAACCCCAGCCCGCGCATCCCCGCGCGCATCAGCAGCGGCCAGTCGAAGCCGCTCACTCCGCCCTCTCGGGCAGGGCAAACGCCCGCGCCAGCAGCTGCCCGGCGACCCGCGCCGCCTCCACCGGCCCGCCCTCGATCTCCGCGCTCAGCAGATCCGCAGCCGCCCCGCGCCACCCGCCGCCACGCAGCCCCGCGACCACCAGCGCCAGCACGTCGCGCGTCGAAAACCGCCCCGCCTCGAACCGCTCGATCATCCCGACCAGCGTGTCCGCCAGCAGCGTCGCCTCCAGCTCCGCCAGCGCTCCCAGTGTCAGCTTCAGCACGTGACGCTTGCCATCGACGACCAGCGCCACCTCGCCCGCCCAAGGGTTCGCCATCACGCCGCCGTAAAGGTCAGCGCACCCGCCGAGGCGATCGACAGCTCGTACGTCGCCTCGCCGTTATGCGTCCCGGCATATTCGATCGAGGTCACCTGGAACGGCCCCTCGATGGTGCCGAAATCCGGGATGATCACCTGGAAATCCGGCATCTCGGCGTCAAAGAAGATCTGCCGCGCCCGCTCGTCCGTGGTCTCGTCGCGGAACACGCCCGAACCCGAGATCGCCGCCGATTTCACCCCCGCGCCCGCCAGCAGCTCGCGCCACCCGCCCGCGCTCTCCAGGCTGGTCGCATCGACGCTCTCGGCGTTGAAAGAGATCCGCGTCGCCCGCAGCCCGGCAATGGTCGAGAACGACCCGCCCCCGGTCATGTCGAGCTTGATGAGAAGGTCCTTGCCGTTCTGGGCACCCATATCCGTCACTCCAACCGTTTGAAAACTCAGTCGTCCTCGACACGCGCGCGGAAGGTCATGTCGATCTGCCGCTGCGCGCTCTTCGACACCCGCCGCGCCCGCGCCTTCAGGAAGCTCAGCGACACCAGCCGCCCGCGCGCCAGCGCCAGCCCGGCATCCACCAGCGCATCCGACACCGCCGCGGCAGCCGCCTTCGCCGCCTGAAACCCGGTTTCGTCCGTCACCACGCTGACCGTGAAATCGTGGATCGCCGCGCCGCCGGTCCCGTCCGACCGGTCGCGCACATCCTCCGGCCCCAGCGTTACGTAAAGCCCCGGCACCGGCCCCTGCGGCGCCGAGTCGTAGATCGACGTACCCACCAGTGCCGCCAGCACCGCATCCGCCTCAAGCCGCTGAAACACCGCCTCCTGCAGCGCCGACCCCATGGCATATGTCATGACGCCACCTCCTCTTCCCGCGCGAACACGGTCAGGTAGCGGGCGTCGTCATCCGCCTCGGTCACCGCCAGCACTGCGAACATCCGCGTCCCCTCGCGCAGCCGCTGCCCCGGCACGGGCCGCTGCGGCGAACTCACCGGCGCCGCCCGCACCGTGATCCTGTAAGGCACCGTCGACACGGTCAGCCCCGCACTCTCCGCATCCCGGCCGGTCCCGGGCCTGATCGAAGCCCAGAGCGTGCCCAGCACACCCCACGTGGTCACATAGCCGCCCGCCTCGTCCCGCGTACGCAGCGGCCGCTCCAGCGTCAGCCGCCGGTTCAGCACCGGCCGCGTCATCGCGCACCGCCTTCCCCGAAGAGCCGGACCGTCCGGTACCGGTCGATCAGCAGGCTCACCCCGAACGGCACCGGCGCTTCCCCGGCCAGAACCGCCGACCGGTTCTCGTAGTAATGCGCCGCCAGCAGCAGCACCGCTTGGCACAGGTCTGCCGGAATATCGTCCCAGGACGTGCCGAACCCTGCCGTGAACGTCACCTCTGCCGTCCCATGCGTCGGGATCAGCGGCAGATGCAGCACCGTCGACACCAGCCGCGGCCGCTGGCTATCCATCTGCAGCCTGTATTTATCCGCCGCGATCACCGTCTCGGCCCCGTCCCGGTCGAACAGCCTGACCCCGCTGACCGCCGTCACCGGCGCCACCGGCAGCGCCTGCCGCGCCAGCTCCCGCCACCGGTCCAGCGTCCAGACGAAGACCCGCGAATACAGCACCTTGCCGGTGCGCGCCTCGATCGCCGCCAGGGCGGAACGCACATAGCCTTCAAGCACCGTGTCCTGCACCCCGTCATCGGAAAACCCGCTGCCCAGACGCAAATGGTCCTTGAATTCCGTCACCGGCAACGCCTCGGTCGCCACGGTGGTCTGTTCCACTAACATCATGGATTGTCTCCGAAATCGGGTCCCGCCCCGGTGGACGGTCGTTACCTCTCCCGCGCCGCACTCACATGGAGCGGACGCGCGCCACCGCACCGCTCGGACAGAGGGAAACAGCTAGACAGCACGGCTTCCCGGCGCGCGCCCGCACGCCCCGCGAGGCGCGATGCCCCGCGGAACGCCTTACCCGGCCTCCGGTCAGGAGGCCGAGAACTTCAGCACCTTGATGGCGTTGAAATCGGCCACATCGCCGCCCACGCGCTTGGTCGCGTAGAACAGCACATGCGGCTTGGCAGAGAACGGATCGCGCAGGATCCGCAGGTCCGGGCGCTCCGCGATGGTATAGCCGGCGCGGAAATCGCCGAAGGCAATCGACAGGCTTCCGGTGGAGATATCCGGCATGTCCTCCGCTACCAGCACCGGATACCCCATCAGCCGCGCGGGCTCGCCCGCCGCCAGCCCGTCCGACCACAGGAACCGGCCGTCGCTGTCCTTCAGCTTGCGCACCGACGCCACGGTCTTCGAGTTCATCACGAAGGTACCGTTCGCCCGGTACTGCGCGCCCAGCGCATAGACCAGATCGACTATCGCATCCGCCGGATCGGTCCCGTCGAACGCACCATCCGCCCCGGTGATCACGTGCCCCAGCTCGCCCCAGGTCTCGGTCCCGTTCGTCGCGGTCGTGTAGTCCAGGAACCCGGTCGGCTTGTCGTTGCCGTCGCCCCCGATAAAGGCCGCCGCCTCGGCGCGCGCGAATTTCTCCGCGATCCGCCCCGCCAGCCAGCTTTCAAGGTCGAAGGCGCTGTCGTCCAGCAGCCGCTGCGACGCCTTCGGCAGCGCGCTCAGCTCGTGCAGCGGGATCACCCGGCGCTCGATGGTCGGCGTGCCGGTCTCCGCGCTCGGATCGGTTTCGGTGGCCCAGCCGGCCCCGGCCTCGGTGGTGTCGATCAGCACGTCGTAGGAGGTCGCCTCGACATTCACCACCGTCGCCACGCGCCGCAGCGACGCCGTGGCGTTCAGCACGCTCTGGATCGTCTCCGAGGTCTGCGGATCCACCAGGTATCCGCCGTCGCCGCTCGTCGCCAGCGCCTTGCCTTCCAGCGCCAGCCCGCGCAGCCCGTCATCGTCGCCGGTGCGGACATAGGCGGCAAAGGCCTTGCTGTGGGGCGGCTCTTCCTCGGCGGCAGACGCCAGTACCGGGCGTGCCCGGGTCAGGGATTTCCGATCAAGCATCATGATACGCTCTTCCTGCTGTTGAAACTTCGCTTTCATCTCGGCCTGGAAACTCCCCAGGTCGTCCACCAGCCCGGCCAGTTCGGTCTTCACCGCCTCGGCCGGCGACAGCCCGCCCGGCACATCTCGCCCGGGCCGAGCCCCGCACTCGGTCTTGCTCATCCCGCCTCTCCTCTGTTGGGATCGCTCCGCTGACTCAGCCCTGGGCCAGCTTCCGGCGCGCCGTCATCAGCGCCACCGCCACTTCGCGCATCAGGTCCTCTGCCGAAGCGGGCTGGTCCCCCTTCGCGCCGACCCGCGCGCCCGGAAGCATCGGAAAGGTCACCAGCGACACTTCCCAAAGCTCCAGCTCGGACAAGAGCCGCCGGCCCTTGCCATCCTTCTCCGCCCGCACGGTCCGGTAGCCGATCGACAGCCCGTCGATTGCGCCGGCCCCCAGCAGCGCCACCGCCTCGCGCCCGCGCGCCACATCGGTCAGGATGCGTCCCTTGACGTACAGCCCCTTGCCGTCCTCGCGCACCTCGTCCCAGACTCCGATCGGCTGGACCGGATCGTGCTGCCACAGCATCTTCACCCGTCCGCCCTTCGCCTGCAGCGCCGCCAGCGATTTCGCATAGGCGCCCGCCCCGACGATATCGCCGCCCTGATCCGCCTGCCCGAACAGCGAGGCATAGCCCTCGATCTCGCAGCCATCCTTCACCGTCAGATCGCCGCCCAGCCGGCAGAACTTGTGCTCCAGCGCACCCGCCATCTCGTCCAACATGCCCCTACCCTTTCCCTGATCGCGCTCCGCCCGCCGTTGCGTAACAGCCGTCGCGTACCCGACGCGCCCAAGCCGCTTCGAACCTGAACCGCAGCCCGAAAGCTCAGTCCGCGCCGCAGACCCGCGGCAGCCCCAGCAGCGCCCGTTTTTCCTCGTCCGACAGGAACGGCGCTTCCGAGACCCGCTTCCACTGCTGATCGCGGTCCGCCGCCAGCGCCGGCACCTGGTCCGGGTCGGGTTTCAGCTCCACCTCGTCGCCGGCATAGGCGCTCAGCCAGTGCGCCAGCGCCGCCGTCACCTTCGCCGCCAGCGGCAGCACCGTCAGCCGGTAGAACGCCCGATGCGCCTCCTGATAGTTCGCATAGGTCGCGTCCCCCGGAATCCCGATCAGCATCGGCGGCACCCCGAAGGCCTGCGCGATCTCCCGCGCCGCCGCTTCCTTGGTCTTCTGGAACTCCATGTCCGACGGAGAGAAGCCCATCGGCTTCCAGTCCAGCCCGCCTTCCAGCAGCATCGGCCGCCCGGCATTCGCCGCGCCCTGATGATAGCTCTCCATCTCCGACTGCAGCCGGTCGTACTGGTCCGCCGCCATCGTCCCGTGCCCGTCCGCGCCCTTGTAGACGATCGCCCCCGAAGGCCGCGCCGCATTGTCGAGCAGCGCCTTCGACCAGCGCGACGCCGAATTGTGCACGTCGACCGCCTGCGCCGCCGCCTGCATCGGCGAAAACCCGTAATGGTCGTCCTGCGGATGGAAGCTGCGCACATGGCAGACCGGCGACACCCCGTCGCCCACCGCAAAGCGGTGTTTCCGCGCGCCCACCGCATATTCGAACGCCACCGGCCAGCCATCCGCCCCCGGCACCACGCTCATCCGGTCGGAGCGCAGCACATGCAGCTCCACCGGTAGCCCCGCCTCGCCGCCCACCGCCTCGACATAGCCGTTCCCGCTCAGCAGCAGCTGCGCATAAAGCGCCTCCAGCATTTCCGCCCGCCCCTGCGCCGCATTGGGGCGTCCCAGCAGCGCCAGCACCGGATGCGCCTCGTACCGCCGCGTCCCGTCCTGGCAGAGCAGCGGCAGCGCCGCCGCCGCCTCCGCGATCAGCCGGACCGAGCGGAACCCCACCGGGTTCGCCGCGAACCCGGTCCGCGTCAGGCTGGCCGTGTCCCGCGCCGACCAGGCCACACGCCCCGCGCCCGGCCAGACCGCCACACGCCCAGTGGCCGAGGCCTTGCGTTCCGGCGCCTCGTCCGTGCGCCGTTTCAGAAACTCGAACATCGCCGCCCCTTCCTCGTAACCATCCGACACGCGCCCGCAGCCGCCCCGGGGCGCCCGCACCGCATGCCTTGTTCAGAAACCCGACCCCACGCGCGCTCTGGCAAGGGCGGACCGCCTGCTTCTTCTGGTCGAAAATATCCCCGCCGGAGGCTCCCGCACCCGCCACCAGACCCTCCGCCGGGACAGCGCCCCTACCGCAACGCCCGGATCTGCGGCCGCCGGTAGGCCGCCCCCGGGCCGACCATCAGCTCATGCAGCGCCCAGACCAGCGCATCCACCCGGTCCGGCGAGCCCTTGCCCTCGAATCCCCGCGCCGTCATCCGGCACATCTGCTCCTCCAGCGCGCCCAGCCCCGGCAGGTGCATCACCCGCCCCTGCTCGTAAAGCGCGGCCACCGGTTCCGCCCGCGCCGCCTTGCCGCGCGCCGCCCGCACCGACCGGTAGGGCACCAGCGGATCGACCTGCCGCAGCACGCTCTCCACCAGATCCCCGCCCTGGTTCACCTCGGCCACCAGCCGCTCCGCGTCCCAGCGATCCCGCGCCGCAATCGCCGCCTCGGCCCAGACCTTGGGCGAGGCCGCCGAGACGCTCGCATCCTCCAGCACCCAGGCCCGCCATTCCTGCGGCGGGCCCTGCGTCACCGCGCCGACCACCACGATCCCGCAGTCGTCCGACGCGTCATGCCCGGTCACCGGCGGGTCCACCGCCACCACCACCCGGTCCAGCTCCGGCGCCTCCCCGACCCGCAGCGCCTCCAGCGCCGCCCCGGTCCAAAGCGCCCCGTCCGCATCCTCCAGCAGAACCCCGTCCAGCTCCTGCCGCCCCAGCCGCGTCCCACCATAGCGGGCCTGCATCTCGGCCAGGAAGGACTCCGCCAGAAACGCCCGGTTCGCCGCGGTCGGCGCATGGGTCCGCACCGTCGAAGGCGCGTCCAGTAGCTGTTTCAGCACCTCGACATTGCGCGGCGTCGTCGTCACCACCTGCCGCGGATCGTCGCCCAGCCGCAGCGCGAACTGCAGCATGTCCCAGGCTTCCTCGCCGCGCTTCCATTTCCCAAGCTCATCCGCCCAGGCCGCATCGAACTGCGGCCCCCGCAGCGTTTCCGGCTCCGACGCCGAGAACGCCTGCGCCACCGCCCCGTTCGGCCAGACCAGCCGCCGCTTCGTCGCTTCCCATTCCGGCCGCCGGTCCGGCGGCGAACAGGCCAGGATCCCGCTGTCCCCGAACACCATCACGTCCCGCACCTGATCCAGCGTCTCGCCGATCAGCGCAACGCGCCGCGCCCGGCCCTCGTCCAGCGGCCGCGCGCCCTCGACCTGCGACCGCACCCATTCCGCCCCGGCCCGCGTCTTGCCGGCGCCGCGCCCGCCGAGGATCACCCAGGACCGCCACATACCCTCCGGCGGCAATTGATGCGGCAGCGCCCAGAATTCGAAAAGAAAAGGGAGCGCCAGCAGCGCTCCCTCGCTCAGGTCTCGCAGGAATTGCTCAGCCACCTCCGGCGGCGCGGAGGCGAGCCAGGCGGCGCCCGATCTCAGCTCTGGCGGCGTCGAAGTCGATGGCAAAGCCATGGACAAGTCCGGAAGTTCTTTTCTTCTGCTCAAGTACACGGTTCTTCTCCGTCAGCAGTTGTCGTGTTGCCGCGCCCGCCTCGGAAGCCGCCTTCGGCATCTCCCGCAACGCGTCCAGTTCCTGTCGTCTGATCTTCTCGGTAATCGCCTCAACCGCGCTGAGCGCATCCAGGAACATCCGTTCCGCGATCTCGACGCCGGCATCCCGTTCGGAATCGTCGCCATCGCCCGTCAGCCTGATCAAAGTCATAACGCCCGCCTCTCATGCTGCTCCGCACGAGAGAAACGAAAAAACGGCCGCCCGGGTATCCCGGGGGCCGCTCGCCCATTTCTTCCAGCATGTCGGATTTCTACAAAAGACCGCGCGCCGGGTCAAGAAGTTTATTGTTTACAATGCGTTACCGATCCGCGCGTTCATAAACGCGTAACCTTGGTTAAGCAAAGCCGCCCCCCCACACGCGGCCCCGACCACGGGCAGCGCATCACGCGAACCCCGGCTTACCAATCCGCGATGACCGACCCGCCGCGATTGATCGTATCGCCGGCAACCATGCCCGTCAGCCGGACCACCGCGCCCGCCTCGACCAGCAGATCGCCACCAACCATTCCCTTCAGGGTCAGTTCCACGCCTTCGGCGACGGTCGCGTCGCCGCCGATCATGCCGTCGAACGCCCCATCCTCGGTGAAAACATGGTCGCCCAGTATCAT